GACCTAGTTGTTGTTGCATACCACCGACACCTAGTAGTGATTGAACATCTCCTTGACCTAGTTGTTGACCAAGTGCACCAAGACCAGCTTGAGTTTTACCAAGTTCACCAAAACCTTGTCCTACTTGAGCAAGTGTCTGCCCTGCTTGTAATTGTCTTCTTTGTTGTGACTCTTGAGCACCCATTGCTGCTTGTTGAGCTTGTTGATAGTTACGTGACATATCTTCAAAAATACGTCGTGATTTAATGTCTGCTAAATTTTTACCAAGCTCTGCTTCTTGAACACCCATACGTGAGCCTCCAAAAGCACCTACCTTTTGTGCTTGAGAAGCTAAACCTTGTTGAGCAATCTGCGCTTGTTTATCATATTCAGCTAATGCTTGCTGTGTAACTTGTTGTTGATACGGATCCATGAACGCTTGTGCTGAAGCTGGATTGTATGCTTGTGTTGCACCAAGTGCTTGAGCAATACCACCTGTTAAAGCACCTCCTCCAAGAGCTGCACTACCCATACCTTGTTGTAAAGATGGTGCATAAGCACCTACTTGTTGTGATGCTAATCCAAAAGCTCGTTGTTGTTCTGGAGTGAAGCCTGCAAATTGAAACTTTGGTATAGCTTGAGCAATACCTGCTCTACCAAACTTACGTAATTGAAAAGCTTCATCTGTTTCACCTTCTTTTTTTACAGCGTTTGGATCTCCAAATACGGAAGCAAGTAATTGTTCTGTTCTCTTTTCAATGTATGGCGGTTGAGCCTGTACCTGTGTTATTGTATCGCCTTCAGCCATTATCTTTTGTCTCCATATTTATCTTGTAAACTATAAAGGAATTTTGATCCTCTGTCTCTAGTATCTTGTTTACCTTTACCACCCATTGCTCTGCCAAGTCCTCTTACAGTTCTTGAATTAATAACAAACTCACCATCACTTAACATTGCTGGTATATCATCACTGATCTCGGTTCCAGGTCCTGCGATCTTACCATTCTTACGAGGAAAACCACCTTGTCTTAAACCCAAAGTTTTTAAACCATTTATTTGTCCACCCATGGCTCTACGTGTTAAATTAGGTCCATATTGAGAGAAAGGAACCAATTCAACTCCACCTATAGGTGCATCGCCTATATTAGCAAAGCCTGGTACGGTGCCATATACATCTTCATAAGGTGTTGATTTCTTTTCTTCTTCTTTACTAGCAAGAAGTCCAGTTAATCCTGCGATAGTTCCTGCAGTTTTTAAAGGATTAGCTTTTGCAAAATTTAATATTGATCCAAGAACACTTGGACTTTTTACTTGTCCTTTCATTATAGCATCTTTAAGTGCAATTCTATTAGCAATTGGATTACTACCTGTGGTAGCACCAAGAATGTTTTGTGGTACTGCTGTTCCTGTTGCAGCCGTTCTACCAAGTAGCCCACCCAATCCTTGACCAGCTTGAAGACCACCAAATTTACTAAGAGCTCCACCTGTTAATCCAGATAATGCGGCAAATTTAAGAGCATCTTTTGGGCTCTTGCCTGCAACTAGACTACCGAGACCACCGCCCAAAGCTGAACCCAACATAGGTCCACCATATAAAAAGCCTAGTCCTGCGCCGATAATGGGAGCTGCTTTTTTGGCAGCTTTAAAAATCTTCTTTAGCATGTTCTCCTTTTGCAAATCATGATTGTTGTATAATGCAAGGAGGCTGACCTTGTAATTAAGCCAAGTATTTAATCCTATATTTATAGGCAAATATTTGCTATATGACAATAGATATTTAAAAAGAATGAAAGGGATATCATGTCAACTAAAGTAGATTTCCATGCTATCAGACCATTTGGTCCAACAATATTACAAGGAAAATTACCTGATACTTTAATTAAAGTTTTAGATGATAGAGCAACAGAGTTATTAGATAATGAAAAATTATCAAAAAAATATGATCACTCTATGAATTTAGCTGGTAATGTTCAAAAAGAAATTCGTTATCCTCAAGAAGATCTTGAAAGTAAAAACTTTCAACCATTAATTGGTGCATTAGGTGAAATAGTTAAACAGTATATATCTATACCTCCTGCTAGTGATACTATATCACCAGCCTTTGTTGGTAGAATGGTTATTGAATCTATGTGGGTCGTGAGCCAATGGTCGGGAGACTTTAATCCTTTTCATATACACCAAGGAGAGTTATCTGGTGTTATTTATTTACGTGTGCCTCCTAGTCTTAAAGACGAATACGCAAAAGAAGATCACTATCCTTGTGTAGGTGATATTGTTTGGCATGCTGGTCAAGCTGCTACATTTAGCGGTCATAAACATCAGGCAACACCAGAGGTAGGCGCAATATATCTTTTTCCTTCTTGGCTTTCACATGGTGTATATCCATTTAGAACACCAAATGAGGAGAGAAGATCAGTGTCTTTTAATTTACATTTAAAGAAAAAGGATCCTATTAATGATTAAAACATATGATGATGTTTTACCAGAACCTCTTTTAGATTTTATTAGATTTGAAGTTGATAATCTTTCTTTTAGAAAACACGCCTCCACCCCAGAACTGTTAGATAAAGGGATTTTCTTTTTTGCCTCAGTAGAAGAAAATTTATTATCTCATAGGTTTTTATTTAATATTTTTTGTGAGAAATATAACTTACCTAACAAAGATGTTAAAAGGTCCTACACTAATTGTTACCCTCCTTTAACAAGTGGAGAGTTTCATGAAGACGACGGTGATCAAACTTTTTTATTTTTTCCCGATAAAACAGAAAATAAAAAAGGAGGAACTTCGTTTTTAGATGGAACTACAATTGAGTACAAAACAAATAGATTAATTATTTTTGATGCAAGTTTACCACATAAAGCTGATAAAAATGAATCAAATCAAATGAGACACTCAATAGCATGGAAAACTTTGATATAAATAAAACACCCATGGTTCGTGTGACGTGGCTCGATGCCCGGGATACAGAGACAGGTTGGCTAGATATAAAAGAAGTTCTTAATGCACCGTTGGCCGTGTGCCAAGAAGTAGGATGGATGATTACAAATAATGATCAAAGAATAGTTATTATGAGATCTTACAGTAAAGATAAAGATGATATTACAGGTGGTGGTGCTATCGCTATACCTAAAGATTGGGTAAAAAAAATAGAATATTTAAAAGTAGATTATGCAACACAATAAAAACACAAAGTTTGTTATGTACGTTGATGATTTTTTAGGAGAGGATACTTTAAAATCATTACAGGATACTGTTACAAACTTAAAGTATCAGGAAGTAAAAAACCCAGAGGGTCAACTTTATGGTATGAGACACACTTTTGATAAAAGCATTCACGATGATCCGTTATTAAAGTTAATTAAACAGTATTTTTTTCCACATAGAAATCTTGAACCAATATCAGTGAGTGCTCATCTAAGAGAAAATAAAAAAGAACCTTTATTTCATACTGATGATGACAAAGAAAATGTAGCAAACTTTCTTTTGTTTGTAAAAGGTGAGTCTCTTCTTAATAATGGCACAGGGTTTATGCGTGATAATAAACTGTCTTCACATATAGGCTTTGTAGAAAATAGGGCTTTGTTTTTTAATGGCATGAAAATACCACATTCAGATCTACAATCTTTTGGGGATAGCTCTAATAGATATACACTTAACATTTTTTATAAGGAAAATAGTTGAAAATAAGTTTTACGAGTGCGTGGGCTGATCACATTATTCATCCAGTTCCTGTAAAAAAAGTTGTTCCTAATTGGTATAAAGAACTACAATTAATATTAGAACAGGATGTTTTTGAACAAACCATAAAAAAATGTCAACCAGTTTTAGATAGTATTACCATGGGTTACGCTATTTTATCTCCTTGTGATTTAATATTTTCTAAAGATAAAACTTTTACTGAAAATAAAGAACCTGTATTTGAAATAAATGTGCATGTGGCTAACACAAAAACTTTTGAAAACTTACACAAAAAAGAAATAAAGTTTGATATGAATATCGGAGTAGGTGATCATAAAATATCACAAATAAGTCCATCAATGATTTATCCAGATGAGTTATCAATAGCCTTTAAGTTCTTAAATCCTTGGATGATTAAAACACCTCCAGGTTATAGTTGTCTTTTTACCTCTCCTTTTAACACAGAAAAACAAGATATTAGAATAGTTACAGGAATAGTAGACACAGATAATCATAATGCATTTGTAAACTTTCCATTTTTTTTAAGAGATTGGGATCATAATAAAAACAGACAAAAAATAGTAAAAAAAGGAACGCCTATATCTTTAGTGTTTCCTTTTAAAAGAGATACTTGGGTAATGAGTGTTATTAAAGATGTTCATTTAAAAGAGAAAACAAGTAAGTGGGATTGGAATTATTTTAGCACTGTCTTAAACACTTACAAAAATAAAGTATGGACAAAAAAGAGTTATAAATGACAAAAATATTTATTGGAACACCATGTTATGGAGGAATGATAACAGCAGATTATTTTAAAAGCTGCTTACAATTAACGGCTTTAGCCGCTACCAAAAAAATAGAATTACAATTTGGTACTATTGGTAATGAATCTCTTGTAACAAGAGCTCGTAATACATTAGTGCAGTTATTTATGGATGAACCTAAATACACTCATCTTTTATTTATTGATGCTGATATTGCTTTTAATCCTGAAGCAGTATTTCGTATGTTAGATTTAGATGAAGATGTGGTAACAGGCGTATATCCACGAAAGACCATTGATTGGACAAAAGTAAAAAGAAAAGTAAATGAAAATCCAAATGTATCGGAAGAAGAACTTCATGCATCGTCTTTACAATATAATTTAAATATAACTAATCCTAAAAAAATTTCTGTAGTAAAAGGTTTTATAGAAGTATTAGATGGGGCTACTGGTTTTATGTTAATAAAAAGAAATGTTTTTAAAAAAATGGCTTTGGCTTATCCTCATTTACGATTTAAATCAGATCAACATTTAGGAGATCCACATGATAAAACATTTGGTTATCACGATACCTCTGATTGGAATTATGCTTTTTTTGATACAATGATAGAGCCTGATACAAAAAGATATTTATCAGAAGATTATGCTTTTTGTCGTTTGTGGCAGAAAATAGGTGGTAAAATATACGCTGATATTGCTAGTGGCATGACTCACTATGGTAATTACAGCTTTAGAGGTAACGTAGGCACTCAATTCTTGCCACAAAACAATAAATAATTTAGTATACTCCGACATGAAATTAGTCGATTTAAAATTCCAACCAGGTATAGATAAACAAGACACCGCTTATTCAGCAGGAGATCAACGTAAATATGTTGACTCTGACTTTGTAAGATTTCATTACGGAAAACCTGAAAGATGGAAAGGTTGGTCATATCTACCAAATCCTAACAAAACTATTGTGGGCGTGGTCCGTGATACGCATAGCTGGATTGGTCTAGATGGAACCAGATACCTTGCTTTAGGTACAGACAGAAAACTATATTTATACTCTGAAGGTAAGGTCTACGATATAACACCTATAAGAGAAACAGCATCATTAACCAATCCTTTCACAACAAATGGTACAACAACAGTTACAGTTACAGATTCTAGTCATGGTGCTTTAGTAGGTGATTTTGTCACTTTTGATTCTTTTAGTTCTATTGATGGTTTGGACATGAATAATGAATTTGAAGTTATTACAGTCCCAACCGCAAATACTTATACAGTAACTCATACAAGCGCAGCCTCTGGATCAACTTCAGGTGGCGGTGGATCAGGTAACGCTAATTATCAAATTAATGTAGGACCAGCCACCTCAACATTTGGGTATGGATGGAGCACTTTAACTTGGAATTTAAGTACTTGGAATACACCAAGGTCTTCTTCAAATGTTGTTGTAGATGCAAGAAATTGGTCTTTAGACAATTTTGGTGAAGATTTAATTGCTACTGTTTTAAATGGTGGAACATTTATAAAAGATATTTCAGGAACAATCACTGCAAGAGCAACAGCTTTATCAAATGCTCCTACGGCATCAAGATTTAGTTTGGTATCAACTGATACAAGACATTTAATGATGTTTGGAACGGAGACAACCATAGGAAATACAGCTACTCAAGATGATCTATTATTTAGATTTTCTGATCGGGAAGATGCTACAGACTATACACCAGTAGCAACAAACGAAGCTGGCTCATTACGTATATCTGATGGTTCTAGAATAGTAGGTGCTGTTAAATCATCAGGTCAAATACTTGTTTGGACAGATACATCTCTTCATGGTATTCAGTTTGTTGGCACACCTTTTACTTTTGGTCTTAGACAACTTGGAGCTAACTGTGGTTTAATATCACAACACGCTGCTATTGAAATAAACGGCCGCTCTTATTGGATGTCAGACAATGCTTTTTACATGTATGATGGTGTTGTTAAAAAAATGCCTTGTTCAGTACAAGACTACGTATTTGATGATTTAAGTTATACTAATAAACAAGACATTGCTTGTGGCTTGAATACAGCTTTTAATGAAATTATTTGGTATTATCCTTCGGCAAATGCTTCACAAATAGATAGAGCTGTAGCTTATAATTATTTGGAAAATACTTGGTACACTATTAATCTTAGTAGAACAACATGGCTTGGTGCTTATGTATATGAACAGCCAATTGCTACAGAATATGGTGCGAGTTTAACGGCAAATGTATCAACTATACTAGGTCTAACAGCGGGAGCTTCTTATATTTATGAACATGAGTCAGGTAATAATCAAGCAGATGGCACAGCTATTTCTGCTTTTTTAACAACAGGATCTGTTGAAATTGCTGATGGTGATGAGCTTATGTCGGTCAGTAGATTAGTTCCAGACTTTGATAATCTTGCTAATACAATGACAGCTACTTTAACGCTTGAACAATATCCACAATCTGCAGCTAATGTAACTACAACAGGCAGTATTACTAGCACCACAGAGAAAATTGATGTAAGAGGTAGAGGAAGAGCAGTTAAGATTAAATATCAAACCAATACAGTTAATGACACAGCTTGGAGACTTGGATCAACAAAATTACAACTTAGACCAGATGGTAGACGATGATTGACGCACCTTTATATGACAATCCTTTAGCTGGTGGTATTAGTGCTACACCTGGTATTGGTGGTGGAACCGTATCAGACACGGCAGATAGAACTATTCAAGATCCATATGAAATTGGTGGTGGTGGACAATTAGGCCTTGCATCAGCTATTGATGGGAGTGGTGGCGGTGCACTTTTTTTACCCGATGAAAACAGACCAAGATCCGAAGAAGATATTAGAAACAGATATGAACAAGCAAAAGCACAAGCGGCTGAATCGAGAAGAAATGGATTCTTAGGTCAAGTAATATTGCCCGGTGAAATGAAATATGAAGATTTTAAAAATATGCAAAATTCTTTTTTCTTAAAAAGAAATCCAAACATACCAGAATCTGCTTACGATAATTTTGATTTAACAAATGTTGGTGGATTTGATAATCCAACAATGGATGCATCTATGAAAGGTTTACCAGAAACAAATGAACCTCCTATGTTTGCTACACCAGGCTTACCGCCTCAACAAGAAGAAATACCTGGTGCAAGAGATCTCATAGAAACTATAGGAACTGTAAAAGGCCCTGAAGACACACTGTTTGATGTAGCAAATAACCCTTACAACAGAGTTGGACAACAGCTCATGGGTCCTAATCAAGATGAGATGCTTGGCACATTAAAAAATATTGAACAAGGTATTGCGAGTTTAGTTGGAAATTATGGACAAGATTTTAATTCAAACAAATCATCTAACTACGGTGATTTTGATAACTTTGGTATAGGTTCTTTCTTCCCGCCTTACGGAGGAATGTATGGCTAAACTAACAATAACACGATTACCAAACGCAACGCCAGAATACAGTCCCAATCAGTTTGATCAAATGATTGCATTACTAGATCAAATTATTCTTTTACTTAACACAAACTACCAACAAGATCTAAAAGAAGAATCGCAGTCGGAGGCTTTTTTCCTTGGCTAATGTATTTAAAAGCGCAATGGTGGATATTACCACAACGAATTTAACAACTGTTATAACAGTTCCTACAGCTGATGCTGGTGCATCACCACCTGTTCCGCCTACTACGGATGTAGTAAAATCTCTTTTAGTTTGCAATGACTCTGGTTCAACAACTTTGGTTGATGTTGAAGTTGTCCGAGGAGCTGCAACTTTTGAATTATTTAAAGCAAAGAGTGTTGCTACAAACACAACAACAGAATTACTGACACAACCTTTAGTTCTGCAAGAAAGTGATATTCTTAAAGTTCAAGCCAATGCTGCCAATCAGGTGCACATTATAGCTAGTTTTATGGAGGTCACGAAAGGACAACTCTGATTAATTTACATTCTCTATTTATTACTCCCGTATTTTCACTACAACTTAAAGGCCATGAACATCTTATTGATAATATATATCAATTAAAAGAAAAAGATGAGATGGGTATGCCTCGATCTAATGTCGGTGGTTGGCATAGTCACGATGAAATATATAGTATTAAAAAATTTAGACCTTTAGTTGGTGACATTCTTAAATATGCTAAAGATTGTTTTAATCACATGGATGTACAAGATCATTACATTCCTGAGATGACTGGTATGTGGGGAATGATAAATCCACCCGGATCACGAAACAATGTACATACGCATCCATATAACTACTTGTCTGGTGTATTTTATCTTAAAGCTCCTAAAAAATGTGGAAATATTGTGTTTCTAGAGCCTAAACCACAGTCAGAGGTACTATCACCACCAAAAACAGAAAAAGCCTCTATACACCTCGCTCATAGCGTACAATGGGAACCTATTGAAAATTCCTTGATTTTTTTTCCTTCATGGTTACAACATGAAGTACAAACAAATAGTTCTAATGATGATAGAGTTATTATTAGTTTTAACATAAATTGGAGAAAAGAAGATGCCGATAGTTGAACCTGCTGAATTACTAGGACATATCACAACAGAAGATGGAAGAAGAATTCCACACTATAAAGTAAAAACTGAAACTACAATTACTCATGCTGACACTGGTGCTGAGTATGAATCTGAAACTGCAGCACAAGCTGATGTTGATAATCCAGGAACATCAACAACTGCTGAAAAAATAAGAAGAGATGTAAAAGTATTTGCTCCTTCTTTAGCAGATATGTTAGGTGAAACTCCTGAGTAATTAAGCGCTACAAGCCTCACACTCTACATCAGAATCTAAACCCGTTACTATAACTTGTGTATCAGAGTTATGCGGTTGACCTTGAATAGCATGTATATGTGGACCATTTTTATGTTCTAACAGTTCTTTCTGTAATTTTTCATTGTCTCTTTCTACTGCTAATAAACGTTCATGATAGCGACTCACCTTATCAGCAAGGGTAGCTATAGCCTTCAATACTTCTTGATTTTCCATAATATCTCCTGATTTATAATTTTTGGGTGAGATCTAATTTAAACATGTGTACAGAATAGATCAAGTAATCTTTTTATAATTGTTTTCTTGACAAAGAAAATTTATATGGATTTAGGTCCGTTTATAAAATAAGAGAGTGTTATTCTTTCTCCTTTAGTAACAGGAGTTACTTCATGATTAAGAAAAGATCTAAACAATATAGCGCTACCAGGTTTTTTAAAATTAGTTACTTCTTTATTAACAATTAAATCTCCACCTTCGTACTCATCTTCTGATAAATTTAAAAGAAAAGTTAATTTACAATCAGATATTGCGTCTCTAGATCTATCCATGTGCTCACCATAATGACCACGTATACTACTAGAGTAAACATTATATAATAAATTATCATACATGTTTGGAGGAAAAGTTAATGCACCAAAAGTATAATGTGCAAAATGAAAAGCCAAGTGAATTAAACGATTATACTCCTCTGGCATTCTTAATAATTGTATATTTTTAGGTTTTATATTTTTTAAATAATCACCTTTTAAATCTTTTGCACCTTGATCTATTTCTTCAGTTGAATTAATATTACTTACAATAGTTTGATTAAATTTTTTTATTAATTCAAGATCTAGTAATGGCTCTGACCAGGTTTGTAAATCTGTAAGTTTCATATATTATTTTAAATAATATATTATTTTTTATTCGGCTGCTATTGCCCCGTGATCTCCGTTAACAAGAGCTGTGTATAAGTCTTTTCCATGCTGTTGGTCATCATCAGCCATTGCGGTAAAAGGCAACCAATCTTGAGAACTATCGCCTAAATGTGACCATTTAGCTTCACATTCAATACCTTTAATATCATTTCCGCTACCATCTTTTTTAGTTTCCCAAACAAGATTTCCACTACCATCCACTTCAGGATTTCCACTACCATCATTTTTTATTGTTTTCCAAGTTTTCCACTTTGGGTTTCTTATTGCTAGTAAAGTTGTATTAAAAGCCATTTATTTTCTCCTTATGAAATTCTTTGCCATACTGTTGAGCAGTTTACCCAACTACCTGCTGATGAAGCACCGTGTCTTCTCCAAGTTCCACTTCCAGGGCCTTGACTATCTTGCCCTTGAAAAGAAACGTAGTATATATTACCACCTGCTGCGGTAGATCCAGCTTGACCACCTATGTAAGAGTTACCTTGCACTTGCCCTGCTCCAATAAAAGAACCTGTATCAGTTAAACCTGGCACTGATGCTGGCAAGCTTGTTAGACTTGCACCTGAAATTGCGGGCAAATTTCCCGTAAGGGTTGTCGCATCCAAAGTTTGTGTTCCTGTAACTGTTGTTCCACCTACTATTAAAGCCATTATTTAATCTCCTCTAAGTTGAATTTATATTTTTTACCATTTAATCTATTTAAAATAAAGAGGTTTTCATCGCCCTCTTGAATAGTCCAATGTCCTGCTGTGCCATCTACTTCATTTGCTCTTGATCTTGTATTATTTAAATTTAAGTCACCTGTATATATGTCACGCCATTGTGCAGTACCTGATCCTAAATCATACGAATCATCAGCGCCTGGAAGAACATGACTTCCAAATACAGCACCAGAATTAAATGTTGCTTTACCAGCATCACTACCATCAATAGTTAAAAATGTTGTATCACTATTGCCATCAGTACCTTTAAGAATAATGTCTGTGTCATTTCCTTGTGCGTCAATTGTAATATTACCTGCGCTAGTTGCTAAAGTAGAAGCTGCATCTCCTGTTGCAATATCATCTAATTTAGTTGTGGTTGATACTGTTCCAAAAGAAAGCGTTCCTGATCCGTCAGTTTTAATAAACTGATCGGCTGAACCATCTGCTGTTGGTAAAGTCATTGCTGTTGTGCCAAAACCTATTGCATCCATACGAACTGTGCCGTCAAAGAATGCATCTTTAAACTCTAAAGATGAAGTTCCAAGATCTATATCATTGTCTGTAGAAGGTGATAAAGCACCATCAGATAATGTTAATTGATTTTGATTGGCAACTTTAAAAGTTACTACGTCATCAGAAGCTGCTGAAATAGTTGTGTCTGCATCAGCATCTAAAGTTAATGTTTGACCATTAAGATCTACTGGAGCGGTAACTGTACCAGGTCCTGCAAATACGTCATACCAATTTGTTCCATCAGTAGCTACTAATCTAGTTGCACCATTTTCAATTGAAAGAGTATTACCAGAAGCACCAAGTCTTACAGTCATAGCGTAAGGACCTGAAGATCCTGAATCAGTTGTTGCGTTAGTAATTAAATAAACTTTTTGAGTAGCTGGAAATTGAGCTATTCTTACTGCACCATGTGCACCTGTTAACCTTATATGAGCATTTCTTGCTTGGTTATTAGCCTGTGATTGTGGTCCGTCAGCATTTGTAAGCGTTGTTACAGCACTATCGCCACATGCTACATTTACTATACCAGCGATTGAAAATTCTAATGATTGAGAAAAGTTATTGTTTGTAATAGTACCCCAAGTTCCTGAATTTTCTCCAGAACCTTGTAGCTCTATTCTTAAACTTGTTGAATATGTTGAACTCATCTAATCTCCTATATAATTTGTAATATTTAAATTAAAGTTTGTCAAAACTTTTATGCGGCTTGATGAACTTCTGTCCAGCTTATATCCGAGTTAGAGTCATCTACTTCTGACCAAAAAGTCCCTTGTAAAGTCCCTGTGCTACTTGTAACAGAAACACCTGTCAGTGTCAAAGTAGAAGTTCCTGTAATTGTTAAGGTTCCTATGTTACTTGTAACAGAAACACTAGGTGCTTGATAACTTGATTCTTGTGATTCTTCTCCTAAACTTGATGTTAAAGCAAGACCTGTAATGGTTGGAACAACAGAAATATTAACTGTTGGATAACCTGTAACACTGGTTGCTCCATTAGCAGTAAAGGCATTTGCATCAGCAGCAGGGGTATTAGCCTGACCACCCATTCCTGAATGATTACTACAATAATAATATAAAGTAGGTGCACTAGAAGCTACTGTTATTTGAGTATATGCTCCTGCGTTACCTGGAGTTCCACTTGTGGTTACACCAGTCGTATATTCAGATCCTCCACCATGAGTGCCGTCCGAAGTTTCACTAAATCTAAAAGGATGATTGTTATTACTTGCATCGGATTGATCAAACTTGTAAGTATTACCCTCAGCTAACTCTAGAGTTTCTTGTTGAACACCATCAATAAAATACTTATTTCCACTTGCTGTGCTTACAACTGTTACTGTTCTTGTAACAAGACCTCCTACACCAACGACGTTAACATCAGTAGATGCTACTTCAGTTCCTATACTGCCAGTTAAATTAACACCTGTTGGTGAAATTACACCAGTACCAGTTACAGTTAAAGAACCTAAACTACTTGTTATAGCATTTCCTGAAGGGAAAGCTGTCTTACCAATTGCAACTGATACAGTTCCTGTAAGTGCATCCATTTCTGGTTCACTTGCAGCAACAACAGTTAATGTTGAATCTCCTGATATAGAGAATGTTCCAATAGATGCAGTTAAAGGTAGTGTTCCAGCTTCAGCGAATCCACCAACTTGTCCTACAGTAGCTGTTGTACCAAGTCCAGTTGGAACTATATTAAAGTCAGTTGTACCAACAGCTTGACCAACTGTAGAAGTTGCAGAAGCTCCTGTTAAAGCATATGACGATTGAAGAGTGTTCCAAAGATTATCATTCCACCCTATTTCTTCACCCGTATCAGCGTTAGCTCCACGGTTCCAACCTGATTGTGGAACACCAAGAGCGGTTTCATCACCAACTGATAATGTCATCCCTATACCAGTAAGTGTATGTGCTGAGGATCCTACAACAGTTTCTGTTCCAAGAGCAGAAGTTATTTGTATTCCTGTCGCTGTTAAACTTTGACCACCTGTAGCAACACCTGTCCCTGTTGTAGAGGTAGTGCTTACACCAGTAAGTGTAATATTACAATCGCCCGTAAGCGTTAACGAACCTAGAGATGACGTGAGGCCATTACCTGTTGCGGCAACGGGTGCGAATGTATTCCATGCACCCGAATTCCAGGTTTGTCGGCCCCATCCTTGGACGGTGGCCATGAATTATCTCCTTATGCTATTCTTAAAATTGCAGCAGTTGATTCAGCAGCAGGGAACGTAATTGTAAATGTTCCTGAAGTTGAAGTTTTAACTGCGCCAAAATCTAAGACGCAAACAGATGCATTTGTTGTTAAGCCAGATACAGTTGAACTATTATAAATAACAGCAGCTTGTGCTGAAATAGTTGCACTTGTAAAGGATACATCACTAAAGTCACAAACAGCCGTATCTGATGATAATACTGGCGTAACAGATGTTAACGCCCCACCACCTTCAGCATAAGTGCCTGATGCACCTACTTCGTCAGTTTGTTGAAATGCAGTTGTTGATTTACTTAAAGTTGCTTCGTTGTCGTATAATGCTAGTTTAAAAGCGTTCCCTGTCGTTGCCGTAAAATTGTGTAGGCCTTTCAGAATCTCCACTTTGAAACTGTTACATACAGCTTGAGTAATTGCCATAATAATCTCCTATGGGTTCTTTGATTCGAGAGGGATACGAATAACGCCGTCCCGAAATTCGTCTCTACGGTCACGCCCCATCTCATATGTGGCAAGAGCCTGTACAGACTGATTATACATTTTATCGTAGTATTGTATCATATCTGCTGGACCTTTCAAGTATCCAAGTGCTTCTAAAATACAACCATACAATAGCACGTTTGGAGCATTCTGACTTAACCAAGTTGATGTATTTGTACTTGTTAAACCAGGAGGCTTATACGTGTATGCGAGCTCTACAGTTAATGCAGCGTTCGGGGTCGGTGCAAGATAGTGTGTGTCTTGATCCCACATCGCATAATATTTAGGCGTTGCAGCTCCAGTAGACGTTCTATCAGGTGCATATTCATTCATAAACGAAATATCTTTTTGTATCAAGTAAGTTCTGTCATCACCACTATCTATTAATTGAACATATCTCGTTGCTTCCCAATCAGAAGGAAGCGGTAAAAAAGGATTATTTACTGTCAACGTAGCAGTATCATATTTTCTGTAATAATTTAAATCTACTGTTCTTCTTATTTTATCTTCAACTGATTCTATGAAAGGTTGAATAATAGTATTGGAAAGAATATTTGTGCTTGTTTCTGTATAGTTTCTTACATTATCTGTTAAATCTGAATAATCGGTCATGACGCACTCACTGTAACATTACCTACGGCAGAATTCAACTGTGTAGGTTTATTTGGTTGTTGTACACTTAAAGGCATCATGCTTTTTTGTGTAGAAGCGTACGATACGCCATTTGCGTAAAAGTTTGTAACAGGCATATCAAGTGTTTGAAATTGATTTACTTGTAATCCAAATCCTTCCCCATCATAAGCAGCATCACCCGTTGTTGGTTTGATTACTGTTCTTCCAGCATTTACAGGTCCTGTAGCCCCACCTACAAAAACTCTTGAATCAGCTATTTGTGCTCTTGCATGTTGTAAAGATTGAGGATCTGTTACAATTGGTAAAGGTTCTAGTTGAGGTTGTTTTGGTTCAAACTCACTAATATGAACCCAAGCACCTGTCCATTCTTGAACCATTTCGTTATAAGGAAAAGCCATACCAGATCTATCTGATATTCTTTTTGCAAATTTACCAGACGCATATTTGCCCATTATTAAACTCC